GCTCCTGGTGCCCCTTCAAGCACGGTTTCCAGACCAGATATTCTGTCTGAACTTGGTTCCCTGAAGGATAAACTTGAATAAATAACACCATCGATAGAGATTTCTTTTTTCTTTTGAGAGTCTATCATTTTCTGTTTAGATATAGGATTATTCATGGGGTTATTTTCTGTAGACCATATATTCGGATGGTTATCTACAATACTCTTTTTGTGCATGGGGTTATCATGAAGTAGAACATTACTTAAAGTTCCTCCAACACATACATTGTAATATTGTTTGGATTGAACTTCTTTTAAAGTTATTAATTCTGCTTCACGACTTAAAGCTTCTTCAACAGAAGAAAAATATTCAAATTCAAATCTGAAATTCTTTTTACCGTATTTTCTAAGAGCATGTCCAAAAGGGAACTTACTTGAAAAATGTTCTTTAAGTCTTCTTTTGAAATTATTTGTTACGCCTATGTAAATACGATTACTTGGACTTATGGCTTTATATAATATGTATTTCATCTAATCTACCTTTTGGTACTTCACTCATAGAGTGGCTAAACACTGTGGGTAAGAGTATGGCACTCCTTGCAGATGTGCTTAGGTTTGTTCACAACAAGCACTTCAATGGATTGATCCTTCGTCGTAGTAATGATGAACTCCGTGATCTTCTCAAGAAGGCTGATGAACTTTATCCTGCTCTGTTCGGTAATGGGGCACAGTTCCACATTCAGAAATCCACATGGACATTCCCCTCAGGGGCTAAACTCTGGATGACTTACTTTGATGATGACAGGGACTTCAAAAGATTTATAGGACAGGAATATACATACGTAGGGTTTGATGAATTAACCCAATGGCCAACTCCTGAACCTTGGTTAAAACTCAAGACCCGTCTGAGAACAAAAAAGGGATCAGGTCTGGAAGGTTCTCTCTACATGAGAGCTACTACAAACCCCGGCGGTCCTGGCCACGGTTGGGTTAAAAAGATGTTCATTGATCCTGCCCCTTTCAATCATGCTTTCTGGGCAAGAGACTTTGATAACAATATAATCAGATTCCCTAAGGATCATAGAGACCTAGACAAAGCAGACAAGCCTATCTTTAAAAGAAGGTTCATTCCTGCTCTGTTAAAAGACAATCCTTATCTGTACGAAGATGGTAATTATGAAGCTGGTCTTCTTTCTGGTACTGAACAATCCCGTAGACAACTTCTTGATGGTGATTGGAACATAGCAGATGGTGCTGCCTTCTCAGAATTCCGTACAGAAATACATACTTGTAAGCCTAGGATAATCCCTAGTGATTGGAGGAGATTCCGTTCTTGTGACTGGGGTTATTCTGAAAGATCAGGTACAGCCGTTCACTGGTATGCAATCGATCCTATGGATGGACAATTAATCGTATACAGAGAACTTTATGGATTTAAGATTCCACCCTCAGAATTAGCCAGACGAATAATCGAACTGGAGAGGGGTGAAAGAATATCCTACGGGGTACTCGATTTCTCTACTTGGGCTAATCGCGGCACAACAGGTGTCTCCCCAGCAGAGGAAATGATTAAGGCAGGATGCAAATGGAGACCTGCTGATAACAGATTCCAATCGAGTCGTGTACATGGTCGAATTAGACTCCACGAACTCCTGAAGATGAATAGAGACACAAAGCGACCTGGTATTATTTTCTTTGATACCTGTCGTCAAATCCTAAGCGATCTTCCTGTTATCCCGACTGACCCGGATGGGTCGGACGATATTGATCCTAAATACGCAACAGATCACGCTTACGATAGTATCAGGTATGGTATTCTGTCTCGTCCCAAAGCCCCTAGTGGGTGGGAACCTGCTCCTACAAGGAAATACCATCATAATTATCATAGTCAAACCGTTATAGACCCTGTGTTTGGGTATTAATAGGAAACTTTAATGGATGAATTAACTAAAACACCAAACTCTTTTGGTAAGTCTGGAATGTCCTTTGAGGGTTTCATGACAGCAGGGGCTACTTTAGACCATGCAACCGCTGATGTTGAAGCTTTAGGGGATACTAAAAGCTCAGAAGATGAGGTAAAGTACTCTCCTTTAGTATCACACATCAAGGAACGGTTTGAAAGATCAAAAAACAGACGTAGAAATGATGAAACTCGTTGGTTAAGGGCTTATAGTAACTACAGAGGTCAGTACGCTGCCTTCACAGAGTTCGAGAAGTCTCAAATCTTCATGAAAATTACCAAAACAAAGGTTCTTGCAGCCTATTCTCAGGTAATTGACGTATTATTTGCCAATAACAAGTTCCCAATTGGTGTAGAACCTACTCCTGTACCTCTCGGTATTGCAGAGTCTGTTCATTTTGACACCCAACAGGGTCCAGAAGCTCCTGGTGCCCCTTCAAGCACGGTTTCCAGACCAGATATTCTGTCTGAACTTGGTTCCCTGAAGGATAAACTTGAACCTGTAAAGGATAAACTCAAGGATGGTCCTGGTAAATCTCCTTCTTCTGTCACTTTTGAACCTGCTAAGGAAGCAGCTAAGAAGATGGAAAGGAAGTTCTTTGATCAGTTGGCTGAGGCAGATGCTAATAAAACACTTCGATTGACTGTATTTGAGATGGCACTCCTTGGTTCAGGTGCTTACAAAGGTCCTGTTGCAAGAAAGAAAGAATATCCTAAGTGGGGTAAAGCTGGAGAATATCAGCCAGTAGAAAAGACTATTGCTGATTTCCATCATGTATCCATTTGGAACCTATACCCTGATCCAGAAGTGACCAAGATTGAAGATGCAGAATATCTCATCGAACGTCACAAAATGAATAAAACTCAACTACGTGCTTTAAAGAACAGACCACACTTCAGAAAAGATGTTATCGAACAGGTAATCAAGGATGGTCCTAACTATACTCCTGAATACTGGGAGAACACTCTTGAAGATTATGCATCACGAGATCAATCAGAATCCTATGAGGTTCTTGAATTCTGGGGCATGGCCGATAAAGATTTTGAAGAACTTACCGGAATAGAAATTCCTAAGACCTTTAAAGATAAAGATGAAGTACAGATAAATGTTTTCATATGTAATGGCCGTATTATACGACTTGCGTACAATCCCTTCACCCCTGCTAGAATACCTTATTTTCTTTGTCCTTATGAGCTTAATCCGTATTCTATCTTTGGTGTAGGTGTTGCAGAGAACATGGAAGATACACAGACCCTTATGAATGGCTTCATGAGACTCGCCGTTGATAATGGTGTTCTTTCGTCAAACATCGCATTTGAAGTTAATAAGACAATGCTTGAAGACGGTCAGGATATGACTATGCGACCCGGCAAGGTCTTCTATACTGAAGGTAATGCTGGACAGGCAATTCATACACTCAAATGGGATAATGTCACTACAGAGTGCTTGATGCTTTTCGATAAGGCAAGACAGCTTGCAGATGAAGCTACGGGTATCCCTAGTTATTCTCACGGACAGAGTAACGTACAGAGTATCGGTAGGACTGCTGCTGGTATGTCTATGCTTATGGGTGCCAGTGCTCAGAATATTAAAACAGTTGTCAAAAACATCGATGACTATCTTCTTATGCCTTTGGGTAAATCTCTCTTTGCATTCAACATGCAGTTCTTCTTTGAAGAAGATATTGTAGGTGATCTTGAGATTATCCCACGAGCCACTGAAAGTCTTATGCGTAACGAAGTTCGTGCTCAGAGACTCCAACAGGCTCTACAGGTTACGGCTAATCCAATGGATGCTCCTTTTGTTCGGAGAGATTACATCCTCAGAGAACTCTTTGAGAGTAATGATATCGATCCTGATAAGGCAGTTAATGATCCTAGAGAAGCCATGCTTCAGGCAGAAGCTATGAAGAAAATGAATGAAGCTATGGGGATTGACCCTAACAAGGCTCAGGGAGCGGGTACAAACACTGGTGGGGCTGCCCAAGGTGGTAATATAGCTCCAGGTCCTGCACCTAACCCAGGACAGCCAGGATTCAGTTCTAATGGCGGTACTGGTGGTACACCCCCTAACAATCAACCTCCGGGAAGTAGAACACAATGAAGAAACCCGTAGCTAGTCTTATTCTTGGTTCTGGTAACTTTAAGGGCGCGTCTATAGCTTATGCTGAAGAACGTATCGAAGAGTTATCAAAACTATTAGAAGTCGAAAATGACATATACAAGATTAAGCATCTACAGGGTGGTATTGCAGAACTTAGAAGAATAATGAGAGCAGCGGATACGGCTTTAGATATCTGGAAACAAGAAGAGAGGAAAGCTAATGGCGGAAGCTAAAAAGGCTATACAACGTATAGTAACTGATGAATCCGGTAACATTAGAATAATCTATGTTGATCTGGAAACTCTAAAGACTGTCCCTGATCCTAGCAATTATCAGGTAGTGAATGCAAACCAACAGAACATTGAACAGGTTGTAAATATCAACGACCCTGATCCAGTACCTTTAAATCCTACAAGCATCACCGATAAACTCGGTAGACAAACTCCACTGGAACAATCTAGAGAATTACTCGGGGAAGGTGGTAGAGGTGGACAAGAAGGTGTTAGGTCTGTAGGAGGTAATAACCCTACTTCACCTGTAGATACATCTGTCAGATCACCTGAAACCTTAGGTGCTCCAGTTGGGACAGTAGAAAGATCATCTCTAGGAAATAGTGTTGGTGGAAGACAAAGAGAAACCAATTCCAATTCCGTAGGTGTTACTACTGCTGAGAACTCTAGGGGTACTCAAGTAACTCCCGGTGGAGGGATGGCTAATCTTGTAGATCGAGGTGCCCCAGCAGGAGTATCTCTCTCTATGGGTCCAAACAGACCTAATGCTCCAGCAGAAAATGTTCAACAGAATATTGCTACTTCTGTAGGTAATGTTTTCGGACAACAAGCTACTACACAAATTACTTCTGGTCAACAGAATTCTGCTCAACTTGCTCAAATTGAAAGAGGTAAAGCTGCTGCTGCTAGAGAACGTGCTGGTGGAGTTCTTACTGCACAAGAACAAAAAGATAAAGGTTTTGCTCAAGCCAATGTTAATAAAAATGACAGACACCCAACTGGTAAGGCTGCTGATTTTACTGTAAGTACAAATGATCCCAATAAAACTCTTTCACAAGTAGCTATGGAAGATATAGCAATGGATTTTGCTGCTAGAAATCCTACTGCTGGTGTTGGTTATGGTAAAGGTTATATGGGGCCTAATGTTGCTCACTTAGACGTATCTGGTTTAGGGGGTACTTGGGGCCAACCAAATTCAAGTAATTTTGAAAAGAATATTGGATTTGCAAGAGAAACTGGCATAGGTCCAACTCCTACATTTGATGCTCCTACACCATATGGACCAAATACTTCTCAGTCTGCTCCTACTGCAACAGGAGATTATATTGATACGAATACTGTTGGTGGTTTGTCTGCTGGAAGTATTGCTGCAATGGAGGCCCAAAGGAGTGGCATTAGTGCTACTGTTACTGGTGGTAAAGGTTTTACTACTATCGATAATGGTTATACTTCTACTACTCGTTCAGGTGATCGTAGTGCTAGAAATAATAACCCCGGTAATCTCGAAATGGGTCCTCGTGCTGAAAGATTTGGTGCGATAGGTGATGATGGTAAATTTGCTGTATTTGATGATCCAAAACAAGGTCTCGCTGCGATGCAAGACTTACTCTTTAGTTCAAACATTAACAAGACTATTGAACAGGCAATTACTTCTTATGCACCCCCTAATGAAAATAATACCAAGGGTTATATAAGTAATATCACAACTGCTCTCGGATTACCTGCTGATACAAGACTTTCTGATTTGTCTATGAATCAAAGAGATACAATGATGAATGCGATGATCGACACTGAGGGTAAGAAAGGTTACTCTGAAACAAGTAGTATGCATACTTACTCAGGACCTCCGGGAACAGGTAATATGAATTCTCCATCAGAGTCAATTTCAATGGCTGACCGTCAAGGATTTAATGGTTCTTATGCTGGACCCTCTGCTGATAGGTTTGGAGGATATTCAGAACCTTCTTCCGATAGATTTGGTGGTGGTTATACTTATGATGGCCCTTCGGGTCCATACGGTCCTTCTGGAGGATATGCTGATGTTTCTCCTAACTCAGATTCTCAAGGTGGTCGTGGTAGAGGTGGGTTTGCTGCAAGCTCTAACACTGGAGCATCTGATAAAGGTACTTCATCTTATGGTGGGGCTAAATCTTCTGGTGATGCACAATCTTCTGGTAAATCTGGTTCCGGTTCTAGTGGTTCTAAAGGTGGTTCTTCTGGAGCAACTGGTAGAACAGGTAAAGATGGTACTGAAAGTGGTACAGGAACTGGCGGTCAACAGGGCAGAG